AAGGCCGCGATGAATAACAAGACGCGCCCTTTCTTTGGGTTTAGTCGCAAAGAGCAACAGAGATTAAGCGAAGTATTTTTTAAGGCGTTGAAATGAGTGTTCGAGAAAACATAGCAAACAACATTGTAACAACGCTTCAAGCGGTTAATTTGCCGGTGAAGATTAAGTACGTTACCCGCGAACCGTTTGATTTTAACAAGCTATCCAATGCACAGTATCCGGCCATCTTGGTTCGTAGTGCTGGCGAAGATAGAGAAGATTCCAGTCTGGGCGGTTCGATCACCCAGCGCATGGCCACCATCAATTATGAGTTAGTTTGTTTTGTAAAAGCCGGAGTTATTGATACGGCAAGAAACATTATAATTGAAGCCATTGAAGAAGGTCTTGATGTAGACAGGAAGCGTGGCGGCAATGCGCTAGATACGCAGATAACAAGCATCGAGATTGATGAAGGTTCTATCGACCCCATTGGTGGGGTTATAATGACAGTTCGCGTTCTGTATCAATACACACGCGGCACAACTTAATTTTAAACAGAGGTAATTCAAAATGGCAACAACTACAGGTTCAAGCGGAGTAGTAAAGATTGCGGCGGCAGGTGGTACTGTTGCTGCTGTAGGCGAAGTTCGCTCATTCACTTTTGACGGTTCAGCCGACACGATTGAAAGCAGCGTAATGGGTGATTCAGTTCGTAGCTATAAAGCTGGACTCAAAACCAATACTTTGTCTTTTGATGTTTATTGGGATAAAGCGGACGCACAGCATCTCGTTCTTGATGAGCGCGCTTCAATTGATTTTGCTCTATACCCAACTGGCACAGGCTCAGGCGAATTATTCCTGTCTGGCTCTGGCGTAGTAACAAGCCGTTCAATCACTGCATCTTTTGATGGCATGGTTGAGGCGAGCTTCACAGTACAATGCAGCGGAGCAGTAACAGAAACCACAGTACCATAAGGGGCAAAATATGGGGTTAGCAAAAGAGCTACGAAATAGAAGAAAGATCAACGCACGAGAAGTTATCGTCCCTGCATGGGGTGACGATTCTGGCGCTTTTAAGATGTATTGCAGACCGATTACCTGCTACGACTTAGATCAGCTACAGAAGAAGCACCCTGACTTTCTTCAAAACACTACAATCGGCGCAATGGTTGATTTGATTTGCATGAAGGCAGAAGATGAAAGCGGCTCCAAGCTGTTTACGTCTGCTGAAGATCGAATCGACTTGATGGGTGAAGAAACGAATGTAATCTCTGAGATTGCTAATCAGATGTTTGCTCAGATTGAGTCCGTTGAGGTGGCTGCAAAAAACTAAAAGCCGATCCGTTAAGAATGAACTTATTATCCTTGGCTGATCGGCTGCACATAACAATTGAAGAAGCAGAAGAAATGCCGCTCAATCACTTCTATGAGTGGGTGGCTTACTTCCAGATAATGAGCGAATCTAATGGCTGAAAATGTAAACATTGTTATTAAGGCGTTTGACAAGACTAAGCCTGCCTTCAATGGCGTAACGAAAGCACTCTCTGGGATAACTTCTGCCGTATTCAGTATGCGCTCTGCCCTAGTTGTTCTTGGTGGCGCTGCTGGCTTTGGCTACATGGTCAAGGCATCTATTGATGCAACGGACACCTTAAAGAAAACCGCTGACAAGATTGGCACAACCACTGAAGCTCTTAGTGCTTTACGTTATGCTGCTGAAATATCGGGCGTAGCAACAAACACGCTTGACATGGCTATGCAGAGATTCACTAGGCGAACGGCTGAAGCTGCAAAAGGTACGGGCGAAGCTAAGTCTGCACTTAAAGAACTTGGCATTGATGCCAGAAAACTCCAACGACTTTCACTTGATCAGCAGATGCTTGTGCTGTCTGACGCATTCTCTGGCGTTGGCAGTGAGGCCGACAAGGTTCGCCTAGCGTTTAAACTGTTTGACTCTGAGGGTGTTGCCCTTGTAAACACCTTATCACTTGGCTCCAAAGGTCTTGAGGACTTATTCGGTCGCGCTAAGGCTTTGGGCATTGTTATGTCTAGCAATGCTGCTGGCGGAGTTGAGAAAGCGAAAGATGCACTGCACGATTTATTCTCTATCGGCAAAGGTTTAAGAGATCAATTTGTCGCCGCACTTGCCCCAGCTATTAAGCATGTTGCTGAACGGTTCATTAACTTCTTTATGGTATTGAATCAAACGCCTGACGGCATTCAGCTTTGGGCTAAGGATTTAGCAAAAGGTTTTATTGACGCAACTATATCTATAGCCAAAAGCATTAAGTCAATTCTTTCTGGAATTTCAAATGCTTACAATTTCATGCAGAAAAAGATTAACGATTTTCGTACCTTTTTGGCTAAAGATGAAATACAAGGCGTAACAGATCAAGTTAATATGCTTGGGGAAGCGTATAATGCATTAAGTCAAGACCACGCATTAAGCCTAAAGATGACAGGCCAGCTAATGTTTGGTGGAATTGGGCGCGACCTTCAAAGCGTTACGCTTGCTTGGGAAGATGCTATGAATAGGCTTGAAATAGCCAAAGGAAACTTAACAAGAATAACCCCTGCCGATAAAATTAACATGGGGTCAATTATTGATATACCTGCACTAGAAGCAGAAGCCGCAGAACTAAAAGGAATTATTGATAACGTATTTACTTACGTGCCAAAAGAAAACACCATTTTAGAACAAACTAATCTATTTAAAGATGCGTTTGAGGAGTGGAGGCTATCAATTCCAGACCTTGATGAATCTCTAAAATCTCTTGCTAATCAAGGTCTGAACGGATTAACCGATGCGCTTACCGCTGGCGTTACTGGCGCAGCTACCTTTGCCGAAGCCATTAAGTCGATGTCTAAGAGCGTAGTTGACAGCCTGATTAAAATGCTGATCCAAAAGTACATTGTAGATGCTGCTTTTGGATTCATTACAACAGCCATTGATAGAGGAATTGCTAGTATGCGAGATGGGTATGGTTTTGATATGAGTGACCCATTTGCAGACAACTATGGCGGTAAGGCTATCGGCGGTTCTGTTCAACGAGGTCAGCCATATATGGTTGGCGAGCGCGGCACTGAGATGTTTATTCCAAATCAGAGCGGCTCTATTGTTCCAAACGATAGACTAGGCGGAGGTGGTAGCGTGGTGGTTAATCAGACCATTAACGTAAGCACAGGCGTTCAACAGACCGTTCGTGCCGAGATTGCTACCCTGATGCCACAGATCGCAAACGCTGCCAAAAGTGCCGTAGCTGATGCTAGAATGCGAGGCGGTAGTTACAGCAAGTCACTGGTAGGAGCATAAAATGCCTTTAGCATTCCCAAGCGTAGGGATACAAAGTTTAAACATGAGATTGCGGCGCGTTGTTGCCGTATCTGAATCGCCGTTTACGTTAGACACTCAGGTATATGCTCACCAAGGCGCAAGATGGGAATGCGAAGTAACGCTGCCCCCATTAACCCACTCGGAAGCGCGAGCGGTAGAGGCGTTTATTATTGGGCTCAAAGGTCGAGAAGGCACGTTCACGTTTGGCAATCCGCTGCACACTAGCTCTGCCACTGCTACCACATCTGGCGTAACAACTATCCGATCAGAGAGCTTGACTGCAACAGGTTCAGCCGTATCAGCAGGCGACTACTTCCAGCTTGGTAATTATTTGTACATGGTTACAGTTGGCAAGGCTTCAGGCACAGGCACGATAGAGTTTCAGCCACCACTAAGGGCGCAAGCTGCAAGCGGTTCAGTGTTAGACTTCACTCTGCCGAAAAGTTTGTGGCGTATGGCATCAAACGACATTGGCTGGTCAATCAGCACAGCATCACATTATGGTTTTACACTAGCATTCACTGAGGCATTATGAGCAGAGCATTAAGTGCGGAAATGTTGGCAGTTGCGACTGCTGACATTGTACGGCCTATCTATCTTGTCAAAGCAGAGTTTGACTCAACCCCACCTGAAGATAGAAACCTTTATCTTTGGTCGGGCTTTGGCAACCTTACCTTTAACGGCAAAAACTACTTAGGCGTTGGCAATCTTTTATCCATTAGTGCTGTTGATGAGTCAACCGACTTAACAGCAACGGGAGCAAGTATTGTTTTGTCTGGCATTCAATCCCCGTTACTTGCAATTGCTAGGGACGAAGATTACCAAGGCAGGCCAATTACCATTTACTTGGGCGCACTAGATGACACTGGTGACCTGATCGCAAGCCCTACAGTCTTGTTCAGCGGCTTTATGGACGTAATGACCATTAGCGAGGCTGGTGAGACTTCGACAATTAGCGTTACTGCTGAGAACAAGTTGATCGCATTTGACCGTAGTTATGTACGGCGATACACAGCAGAAGATCAAAAGATTGATTACCCCAACGATATGGGCTTTGAGTTTGTTGCTAAGATTGCAGACCAAGAGATTATATGGGGTAGAGCAAGCCCAACATCTGGAGCAGGTAGAGGCTCAAGAGCTGGCGATGCGTCAAATAACAATTGGAGTAGCCATTGATAACAATACAGCATGAAAGCCTAACTAACGTAAAAGAAGAAATAAAGCCGCTGCTAAATATCCATTGGGAAATGGTCGCCTTGAACCAAGGCAAAATAAAACTAAATCCTGACTGGAAAGAATACGCTAAACTTGACGCTGCTGGCATTCTCAAGATATTTACAGCGAGAAGTGATGGGAAGTTAGTTGGCTACTGCGTTTTGATTATCAGTAATAGCATTCACTATAAAGACCATATCTTTGCAATCAATGATGTAACCTTTGTGCTGCCGGAATATAGGACAGGCGCAACGGGCTATAAACTGTTAAAATATGCCGAAGATTACTGTAGCGAAAATGACGTTTCGCTTATGATGGTCAACACAAAAGTGCATGTACCTTTTGATAATTTACTGATAGGAATGGGCTTTAATTTAATAGAGCGCATTTACTCCAAATGTTTTAAATAGGTGACGAAATGGCAGTAACAGCAGTAGCAGGTTTGATGTCGGCGGCTGGGGCAGGAATCGCTGCCGCTGCTGCTGGTACAGCGTTCACTATATTTGGATTAAGCACACTTGCCTCGTATGTCGCCGTCTTTGCTATTGGTGCCGGACTTTCAATGGTATCAAGAGCATTGATGCCGACCCCCACTCTTGGGCAAAACTTAGCTGGCCGATCTGTCACAGTTAGACAGCCAGACGTAACCCGCAAGATTGTTTACGGCCAAGCGCGTGTTGGCGGTGCTATTGTTTACCTAGTTTCTACTGGCCCGAAGAACGAATACCTACATTTGGTAATGACTGTTGCCGGACATGAAATCGAAAGTTTCGAGGAAATGTGGTTTAACGATGACAAGGTATGGGATAAGGACACAGGCTTTGCTGATGACTATGGGGATTATGTTTTATTTAACAGATACCTTGGTAATCAAACTACCGTAGACCCTGACCTTGACGCTGCATCTGCACAATGGACTTCAGCCCACGTTCTAAATGGCGTAGCTTACGCTATGGTTCGTTTGAAATATGACGTAGACCAATTCGCACAAGGCTTACCGAACATTTCTTTTGTGATTAAAGGGAAGAAGGTTTACAACCCTATCACAGACGTTACAGAATGGACTCAGAACCCTGCCTTATGCGTTTACGACTACTTACTTGACTCAAGGTACGGCCTCGCAGAAAGCCCGTCAAACGTCAATCTAGCGGCCTTAACAAGCGCCGTTAATCTTTGTGATCAGTTGGTTGCTGAGAGCGATAATCAAATACGCTACACATTAGATGGCGTAGTAGATTCAGCGAATAGCAGAAAAGAAAACATTGAGTCTATGCTTTCAGCGATGGGCGGTTTTTTGGTCTATTCTGGCGG